CTAAGTTGGTCAATCATGGCAAGTATTGCCGCTTCATTTGGCTTGAAGTCAATAGGAAGAATAAAAGGCTAAATCTGTGCGATTATCGTATAACTTCACGTTATCTGAACTAACTCGCAGTCAAACAGCTGCTCGTATGGGTATAGATAACACACCAGATGAACAGCAGATAGAAAATCTACAGAGAGTGTGTTCTGAGATACTACAGCCTGTCCGTGATCATTTTGGTATCCCGTTTGCACCTTCGTCTGGGTTTCGTAGTGTAGCTCTGTGTGAAGCAATCGGATCAAGCTCCAAAAGTCAACACGCAAAAGGAGAAGCTGTAGACTTCGAACTTCCCGGATTTGATAACAAAGAAGTTGCAGAATGGGTCAGAAACAACCTCAACTTTGATCAGCTGATACTGGAATACTACACACCAGATGACCCATCTTCCGGATGGATACACTGCTCAGTAGTAGAAAACGACAACCGAAAAGAGTGTCTAATATACGACGGTAAAACTTATTCTATATTTTAGTTGACTTTTCAGCAGTTTTAGTGTATCATAAAGGCAAGGAGTGTTCCATGAGTCAGTTGATTATACAAGCCCTATCACATAGATACATGTCCAAGAAACGGGACGCAGAACAACTATTTGACTTCTTCAATGGTGTTCTTATTGCCGACACAGATGTTGATAAAGTGTACGACAGATTAGAACAAGCAATAGAAGATTGGATAGAAGCAGATTTAAAACTGGGAGCACTTACTCTTTTATCAGGTGAGCCCAGTCATCCATTTGAAAGAGTGACTGTAAATGACCAAGAAAAAATCTTCAACAACTAAAAAATCAAAGAGCCCAACACCTAAGAACAAGGCTCTCTATGCTCGTGTAAAAGCGGAAGCCAAGCGAAAATTCAAAGTATATCCAAGTGCTTACGCAAATGCTTGGTTGGTTAGGACCTACAAGAAACGTGGCGGAACTTACTAATGAGCCTAAAAGAATGGTTTGGAAAAGGACCAAAAGGAGACTGGGTGGATATAAGCCGCAAGAAAAAAGGTGGAGGCCATCCCCCTTGCGGAAGAAAAAAAGCCAGTTTAAAAAAATCTGGTTATCCGAAATGTGTTCCTCGTGCGAAAGCGAATCGAATGTCTGCAAAAGAGAAGGCAAGTGCGGTTCGTCGTAAACGTGCAAAGGCGCAAGGTGTAGGCGGTAAACCCACTAACGTGCGTACAAAAGCAGCATACGGGGGCAAGATGTATTCGTGCGGTAGCACCTCAAGACGGGCGATGTACTAATGACTGATAGTAAACACCAAACAGTGGGAGCAACAATATCTTCCACATCTGCTGATGGTAGTGCGACAGTCGTCTACACAACTCCTTCTAGTTATAAAGGTGCTATACGATACTTACATGTATCTAATAATAATTCTGCTACAAAAAAAGTGTCCGTTCAATACTATAATGCAGCAAGCACCACTTATCACTTCATTGCTAAAGATTTAAGTATGTCTGCAAATAGCGTTACAAATTTAGCAAACGACGGATCTTTGTTTACCCATGAAGGAGACAAGATTGTGGCGTTTGGCGAAACAGCTAACACAATGGAAGTGTTAGTATCTGTTGAAGAGTTTTTTGATCCAAACAGAGGTTAACAATGAATTACTTACAGCTTTGCAACGCAGTTCTCAGAGAGCTTAACGAGGTAGAAATTACTAATGTAACTTCAACTCGTGGGTTACAAACAGCTGTAGCTGATTTTATTAACAAAGCACAGCGTGACATTATAAACTCCGAAGTAGAATGGCCTTTTACTGTATCAAACGATTCAGACACAACAGTAGACGGTCAGCGTCTTTACAACTTTGAAGCTGATGCTAAAACACTGAAATGGTCAACATTTACTGTGCAAGAGTCCGCAAGTCTACCTGAAAGACGACTCGACTATATCAGCTATGATGAGTATCTTGATAAGTACCATGAGTCAGATACCAACCCAGATGGTAGTTCTGAAGGATTGCCAGAGTTTGTTTATCACACACCGGATGATAAGATTGGTCTGTCTCCAACCCCAGATAAGTCTACCTATACTATTCGTTACGCTTACTACACAACAAAACCAGATTTAGCTGTAAACACAGACAGTCCATCGATACCTGAACGTTTTCATGATGTAATTGTCAACAGAGCGAAATATTACGCATATCTATTACGTTCTGATTCTCAAGCTGCTCAATTTGCACAAAGAGATTACGAACAGGGATTACGTCGGATGAGAGTTGAGCTCATCAACCGTAAAGATTATATGAGAGCAGTCTAATGCCTGATACTTCAATTATTAGTCCATACGTAGTGAAGTTAGGTGGCGGGCTTATTCTCAACAGAGATTCATTCTCTATGCCTCCGGGAGCAGCAACAGAACTAATTAATTTTGAACCAGATGTTGCAGGTGGTTATCGTCGTATTAACGGCTTTGCTAAATACAATTCTAACATTGTCCCTCAAACAAGTGCTTCTACAGAAAAAGTTTTAGGAGTCGCAATATTCAACAACAAGGTTGTTGCCGCTAGAGGAGAAAAGGTATTTACCGCTGGTACAACAGGATCTTGGACTGAAATAGATTCTGGCAGAACTAATGCTGGTCGTTACGACTTTACAGTTTATAACTTTAACGGTACTGAAAAATTAATATATTCAGATGGTGTTAACAGAGCGTCTATTTTTGACGGTTCCTCCGTTACAGACGTAAATACAACAGGTGCACCTACTGATCCAGAGTCAGTTGCTGTTTTTAAAAGCCACATGTTCTTTGCAGGAATGTCATCAAACCCGCAAGAGATTGTTTTTTCTGCACCGTTTACTGAAACAAGTTTTTCTGCTGCAAATGGTGCAGGGTCTATAAAAGTTGACAGCACAGTTGTCAAACTAGTTACTTTTAGGGATTCTTTGTTTGTATTTTGTGAAGACCAAATATATCAACTTCAAGGCTCTTCTATCGCAGACTTTCTTTTAAAACCTGTAACCCGTAGAATTGGCTGCGTTGACAGGTTTAGTGTTCAAGAGCTTGGCGGTGACATTGTTTACTTAGCACCTGATGGTCTTCGAACATTAGCTGGTACAGCTAGAATTAATGACGTAGAACTTGGAACTGTATCCAAACAAATTCAGGATAGATTACTTCTTAGAAACATTAGTCTGGATAGAATATCATCCGTTGTTATTCGTAACAAAAGTCAGTACAGAATATTTTTTGCAGCAGATAGTGATGTTGAAACATCTGCAGCTGGAGTTGCTGGAGTTCTAAAACAAACAGATCAAGGTGGTATTGGATGGGAGTATTCTGATTTAAAAGGTATAAAACCATCTTCTTGTGATTCTGGTTTCATCAGTAACGTAGAAACAATCGTGCATGGGGGGCATGACGGTTACGTGTATCAACAAGAGGTTGGTAACACTTTTGACGGGACCAATATTACGGCTAGATTTTCGTCTCCAGATCACAACATGGGCGATGCAGGTATCCGCAAAAATATGCAACGCATCATTTGGAACTATGAGAATGAAGGGACGGTCAACTCCAAGTTTCGTATTCGGTATGATTTCTTCTCGACTGACAGCCCACAACCATCTCAGTATTCTCTCTTAACAGGCGGTTCTGCTGCTATTTATGGAGTTACAGGAAGCACATATGGAACGGCAGTGTATGGATCATCTGGATCACCTCTCGTTCGTCAGAGCGTTGAAGGCGGCGGGTTTACTGTATCTGTTCGTGTAGATGACAGTGGAGGACTAGCCCCGTTCTCACTAAAAGGATATCAACTAGAATTTACCCCCGGAGGAAGAAGGTAAAATAAAATGGCAGGATACGCAGCAAGACAATCGACTTATGTAGACGGTGACGTTATTGATGCTGCCGATAGTAATGACGAATTTGACGCAATCTTAGCGGCGTTCGGATCTACTAGCGGGCACAACCATGATGGCACAGCGGGCGAAGGCTCTCGCATTACCGTTGTTGGAACATCTTCTGACAACGTTACGTTCGGGTCAGCCCTGACACCTGACGCAAATAACACCATAGACATTGGTACAAGCGGCGCACAGTTTAAAGACCTGTACATTGATGGTACAGCATATCTAGACGCTATTGACTTCAACGGCACAGCCATTAGTTCAACCGCTGCAGAACTGAACATCGTAGACGGTAGCACTGCCGCCACCTCCACAACGCTTGCAGATGCTGACCGTGTGGTCGTCAATGACAACGGCACAATGGTGCAAGTTGCTCTAACTGACTTTGAGACATACTTTGAGTCGGCTCTAGATACTCTATCTAACGTAACAACCGTCGGTGCTCTTAACGCTGGTTCGATCACTAGCGGGTTCGGTGCAATCGACAACGGCTCATCTACTATTACTACCACAGGCTTAATATCCGGTGGTTCATTAGATATTGACGATGTCCTTATCAACGGCACAACTATCGGTCATACAGACGACACAGACCTAATAACTCTAGCCAATGGTGTGGTAACAGTTGCGGGTGAAGTCTCTATGACTACGCTAGATATAGGAGGCACGAACGTTACCTCTACAGCTGCAGAGTTGAACATAATGGACGGGGGCACTGCAGCCTCTAGCACCACAGTAGAAGACGCAGACCGTGTAGTCTTTAATGATGATGGCACTATGAAGCAGGTGGCAGTCACAGACTTAGCTGCATATTTCGACGATGAAATCACCGCTATGCCAAACCTTGTTACCACTGCAGCTACTACGGTGGGTGCACTTAACAGCGGTTCTATTACATCTGGTTTTGGTGCAATCGACAACGGGTCATCCGCCATCACAACAACAGGCACAGTTACTTATGGTAATCTGTCTGACGGAAGCATCACAATTACTGCGTTCGTTGACGAAGATGACATGTCCAGTAACAGCGCAACGTTAGTTCCAACACAGCAGTCTGTCAAAGCATATGTAGACACGCAGATTACTGCTGAAGATTTAGACATCACAACAGACAGCGGCACTATTGCTATTGACCTCGACAGCGAAACCTTGACTGTTGCGGGAGGCACAGGTCTTGACTCTAGCGCAACAGGTAACACGGTCACGCTGGCTATCGACAGCACAGTCACCACTTTAGCGGGTTCTCAAACCCTAACTAACAAAACTCTGACAAGTCCGGATATCAACGGCGGTACTGTGGACGGTGCTACTATCGCTACATCTGACATCACTGTAGGATCTGGAAAGACTCTAGATGTTTCAGGGGGCACTCTCACACTTGCAAATGATCAAATCTCTGGTGATAAAGTAGAAGGCGGAACTATTGCTGCTACCACTATTACCACTCTAACTTTTGGTAGTATTACTGATGGTGCAATAACTGTAACTGCATTTGTAGATGAAGACGATATGTCTTCCAATAGTGCGACTCTTGTGCCCACTCAACAGTCTGTTAAAGCGTATGTGGACACGCAGATTACTGCTGAAGACCTCGATATCACCACAGACAGCGGTACTATCGCTATTGATCTAGATAGTGAGACTTTAACTGTTAGCGGTGGCACAGGTATCGACTCTAGCGCAACAGGCAACGCTGTAACGTTGGCTATCGACAGCACAGTTGTTACCCTAGCGGGATCTCAAACCTTGACTAACAAAACTCTTACTGCTCCGGTAATCAGCACAATCAGCAACACTGGAACTCTTACATTACCTACCGTAACTGGAACCCTTGCAACTACTGATGATGCAACGGCTCTAGCTATCGCTCTGGGTTGACATAACTAACAAAACAATATATAATATAGAAGCGAACAGGAGTAATTATGGCTAACA